TTTCCATCAACTCTTTTATTACTGGAACGTCCTCTTCACTTTTTATTGAAAAACAAAGTTCGTCATGAACAGTAAGCATAGGCAAGTAACCGTGGTCGAAGCACAACTTCATGGCCATCTTGGTTTGATCCGCAGAGGATGCTTGGATCAATCTATTAAGAGACTTATATGTAAAAGCAACTTGATATCTTGAGGGGTCTAGCTTCTTCCAACCTTGATCTCTTTCATCGAGAGGGGTTGCTAAAACATCTTCCCACCTCTCTTCTAATCTGTCTTTATGAATAAGAGAACTAGATCCTTTATTGTATCCCTTTAACTCACGCATTGGGAATCGGCACTTTCTACCCGCTAAAGTTTTTATCTCTTGCCTTTCAGAAGCTGCTTTCATAACAGAAGATGCCATCTCTTTAATAAAAGGAACCCTCTCATCGTAATCGTTACGTATTGCTTTAGCCTCAGAAAACTCAATTCCACCCATGACGTTGGCCAACTTACCAATGCCCATTCCATACATAATACCTAAGTTAATTACCTTGGCTGTAGTTCGATCCACGTCAGCAATATCAGCAACCATCTGATGAAAATCTAAATCGGTATTCTGGTACTGATTTACTATTTCTTTTACTTTTTCGTTGTCTCGTGTGGCCGGAGTCTTGGAAGCGTAGTGCATAAGCCATCTAGGTTCTTGAGCACTATAATCAAAGCTTCCCCACTTGCACCCTTCCTCTGGTATAAATAATCCCCGTATCATTTTCTTTATCTCAGGATGCCTAGCTGGAACCTGTTGTAAGTTGGGATGGCTTGAGGAAAAACGTCCTGATACCGTACCACCCTCATCTGATCTCAATTGGTTAAACTGGCAATGTATTCTGCCTTTATACTGATGATTAAGTATTGTATCTACAAAAGTAGTGTTGGCCTTGTTATATTCTCGTATTTCCAAAACAGTCTTAGCTATCGGGTGCGAGTTGTTTTGTAAGAAGTGCTTTGTAAAACTTGGAGCTTCAGTCTTAGCTGTTCTTTCGTATTTAAGTTTGAGAGCGTCAAATACACTTGCTAAAGACGTGGCGTTCCACGGCTCTAACCAAATACCAGATTCATCGTGAACTTTTTTAAGTAAGTCCTTTTCTTTCTTTTCAAGAAACTTTTTAGTTGATTCCGCTTTCTCTAAATTTACCCGTACACCTTTACGTTTCATCTCAAATATTATGGGTAAAAGAGACAACTCCAGTTCCAGTATATTGTCGCAATTTTCTTTAGATAACTTTTCAATCAATACGTGCCAAAGCTGTAAGGTTAATCTTGCATCTGCTTCAGCATATGTAGCAACTCTTGAAGCTGGTAGTTTCCACATTTCTTTTTTAGCGTCCACGCCATGCTGTTCTGCAGCCCTTTTAAGGTCGTACTCTTGCTTCTTCTCCCCTAAATAAGTTGCGCCTAAAGCGTTCAACGAATAACTAAATCTGTTTTCATCAAGCAAAGGAGCCGCTATCATGGTATCCAATACTCGACCCCTTATATGTATATCTTCTGAAAGAAGCCAGCCTAGATCATATTGTGCGTTGTGAAATACGACATCCATACCGTGATCAAGCTGATCTTGCATCCAACGGCATACCGTTTTTTTAGACATGTTGTCACCGCCTTCATGGGCAATGGGCAAGTAAGCATTCCATCCTTCCGCTGCTACAGCGATCCCGATCAACTGACCATCGTCCCTTGACCATCCAGGACCTTTACTAAGCAAATTAGGGTCTTTTGTTTCAACGTCTATTGATATCAGTTTTTCTCCTGAAAGATCTGGTAATAAATCTGGTGGAGTCCAAGTTGTCTCATCAAATAGGTCTTCTTGCATACTATGTTCCTTTTAATTCTTTAACTAATTTATTAGTATAGAACTGCGCTTTTTCAGCGTCTTCTGTCTGCTTGCCTTTGTGGTCCATTCTCCACAAATATTTAATGACTTGTCCCTTTAAGTAAGCGTTAAATCCTTCTTGACCTAATGCAGACTTGACCGCATCCAAACACTCAATCTCTCCGTTAGTATAATGTGGCGGGTGGTTTACATTATCCTTCTTCATATTTCGTAGTATCTCTGTGTTGTAGGTTCTAATATATGTAAAGATTTTTTAGCTCTTGTTACAGCAACGTAAAATACTCTGTGCTCAGACGAAGGGTTTTTTTGGTACTCTTTATAAGAAGCATATGACAAGTCTGTTATAACTAACACGTTATCGCTTTCTCCGCCTTTCATGGAATGTATTGTGCTAACCTTTATTCGTGGGTGCTTAACATTATCTCCTCTGCGGAGAGCATTAAGAACATAGTTTTTTGTATCTAAATCTATCTTAGATAAAGACTTGTGCCACCTTATATCTTCTCCCCACATTAATCCAAGGTTTTCTTGAGCGTACATAAGATTAATTAATTGATCCGATTTTAAAGAAGTAAAAGCTTTTGATCGAGTACTAAACCCTTTCATAAAGTCAACTCCTGACCTCATAAAACCATACATGTTTTTTAAAGCTGGGACGGTTATGCTTCTGCCTTTGACCAAATCTTCCCAAGACATAATCGCGTCATATGTCTGTGGATGTATACTTGTTTTGCCCTTACGACTATATACCCATCCCTCTTCTTCAAGCTGACGAGCATAAAAATTAGCTATGTGATTTGTTCTAGCCAACACGCACCAATTACCTTCCTCAAACGGAACGTCTGAAAAGCTTTGATGATAATGAACAGAACCTTCTTCATCCTTGGGTGACCATGTCTTAGGCGCTCTGTCTTCTATCTGCGAAACTATTCGTTGAGCTTGATCCCAAATCCGTTTAGGTAATCTATAAGACTGTGTTAGTACTTCCTTCTTTTTTGTAGCAGTTAAGAAGGCTTTTACATCAGCCCCTTGGAATCTCATAATGGCTTGATCGTCATCGCCCGTGAATATCTGAAACTTAGGTGTCTTTCTTAATACATTGACCATGGACCATTGTAGGGTAGACAAGTCTTGTGCTTCATCAACAAACAAAGCATCTAAATTAGGAGGATCGTCACGCTTTACAAAGCCCTCAATCATGTCTGTAAAATCTATTTTCTTCTTTGCTTTTTTATAGTCTTCGTAAGCCTCAACAAGTCTAGTTAACTCTGTCCAGTGAAGTTTATAATCCTCTGCTTCTATAAAGCAGTTCTCCAGTGAAGTTTGCAAACTCCTGGATATCTGGTAGATAGACATATAGGCATCCCCTTTAGAGTACCCAATGATATCAAAGTCACTCTCTATAGCTGTTTTACTAGAGTTCGTAAAACTCAAGCCTACGGATTTCCCTATCTCAATAAAATCTTTAGCCGTAACAACATCGTCAACCTTATAGCCCCCCGCTCTAAAAGCCATTGAGTGAAGCGTCTGAAAATAAGGAAGACTATCTTCTTCGAGACCTAAATCCAAGCATACACGCTCTCTACTTTCTTGCGCGGCCTTTCTGGTAAACGACACACAGGCAATCTTAAAAGGGTCCATACCATTCTTAATACAATCGCGCACAAGATTAGAGTTGGTTTGAGTTTTCCCTGTTCCAGGTGGGCCAAGAATTGTTTTCTCTTCAATCAAAACGGAATATCCTGATCTTCTTCAAAAGTAATAGTAGGTAATTCTACTTCAGTCTTATCCATTTCTGGTATATACCAAACCCTTACCGACTTCCAACTGTCATTAGTGTCTTTAAATCTATAGTTTTTAGTGGAATCATCACCGTTATTTAATTCTTTAAGTCTTTCTGTAACTTGACCTCTGGTGTAACTGGTAAAATTATGACGTTTTAAAAACTCTTGAAGACCTGTTAGTTTAAAGTAAGTAACACCGTCCTCTGTCCATGGCTTGCCCGTCATGATCTCTTCAGGGCTTTGGGCTTTAATCCTAGATGTGCAATACATTTCAAGAAGCTCAATAAACTGTCCCTTGTTTGTTAGTTCTTCCGGCACGGATACGTGAGTTGCGTTACCTAAAAGAATGTCTATTAAATCACGCCAATCGCTATCTTTAACCTTGGCTGGCATCTTATACATCTGTTCCATACACGCTCGTTGAAACTCTACCTGCATCTGCAATTGCTTTGTTGATAACTCTAACCTAGAGCCGTCTACGTCTACGAACCAAACGGGAGGTTCTGACTCTACAACGGTCAATCCACCAATAGTCGCGGTTCCCTGACCAGTGCCAATTCCATACTTCCTGGTTTTGCAAAGTGATTTGTTACAATGGCTAATTAACGGTTCTTGCTTACATGTATACATATATTCTTTTTTATCTAACTGACTTTGAATAGTTACAATCTCACTTGCGGGTACAGGTGGTGTGCAA